CGGCTGCCGTCGTCACGGCTGAAGTCCAGCATGTCGGGCTCCATCACCTGCAGCCGCAGGCCCACCAGGCCCTGATCAGCCATACGCTCATCCATCCGCCGGCGGATCAGGCAGCTGCCGCGCACGGCGGTGGTGCGGGCGATCAGCGACTGCAGGCCGTACCAGTTCAGCTTCCCGGCGTGGTCGCACTCAATCGAGTCGGCCCAGTCGTTCCAGGCCTGCTCATACCGGCGGCTGCCGCCCTGCGGGCTGCCGATGATGCCATCCCCTACCCAGTTGTTGGTGATCACCCGCACGGCCCGGTTGGCCCAGGGGTTGGAGTCCACCAGGTCCTGATGCCGCCGCGTCAGCAGCCGCCAGGCGGTGCGGATGTCGGCGTTGGGCCCGCCATTGCGCGTGTACCAGTTCTCGGTTCTGCGGGATTCCTTCGCCGACTCAAACGCCCGCAGGTGGGTGATGGCCAGCTGTTTCTGTGCATCCTTCAGCGCCAGCTCCAGCTGATCGCGGGTCGGCTTGCGCGCCATGCTCAGTCTCTCCGGAAGCTGGCGTAATGCCGGCGGCGGCCGGCGCCGGTGAGGCCGAGCTCCTCTTCCATGGTCGCCTTGAGTTTCATCATGTCGGTCAGGTTCCGGTAGCTCACCTGCCGGCCGTTGCTGCTGACGCTGGTAACGCCCTCGGCAATCGCAGCCACCAGATCCTCGTACTGCTGCTGCGTGAATGCCATCGGCGACACCTCCTAGGTCAGGCTACGGATCAGCGGCTAAGCCAGCTGCCTTTGCGGCGCTCGACCTGGGTGGGGGTGGCGGGGGTGGTGAGTTGCTGCGCGAGGCGATCCCACATCGTCCCCCGGGCGTACCTCCTAGACACCAGCTGCAGCGCGGCATAGGCCATCCGCGTGCAGTCGCCGCCCTCGTCGCGGCTGCCGGGTGGGCACTTCCATTCGTAGACCGTCTGGCCAGCTTGGCGCTTGGGCAGCTTCTTCCACGGGAACACCTCCGCCAGGAACTGATCAGTCGAGGCCTCGCCGAAGTGCAGATAGCCAGGCCCAGGTGTTTCCTGTCTCAGCCGGCCCTGCAGGTGCTGAATGCTGGTGTCATAGCCCACCGGATACAGCAGAACATCACGCCGGGTGGAGGCCTGATTCTTCCGGTCAACAAACACAGCCTTGCCCTTGTCAATCAGCGGCCGACCCTTGCCTGAAATGCCCTTCATGGGCGCCCACTTGCCCGCTCGGGTGCGGCACCAGTCGCGCACTTCCTTGGTCGCCAGGCCGCCATCGTCAATCCCGCCAAGGGCGATCTGCAGCTCTACGCCATCCTCCCGGCGCCAGCGGGTCTCGCTGATCGCATCGAGCTGATCAAGGGTCTCGGTCTGCTGCGGGTCGCCGTCGATCTCGTAATGGGCAATGTGCCAGCCCTCTTCGCCGCGGCCCCATCCCCAGACGGTCAGCACCAGCCGTTCGCCCACGGCGCCGCCGCCGCCCTGCACGTCCACGCCGGCGGTGAGCAGCAGCACGCCACCGGGCACGGTGCCGGCCGGGTAGCCGTTGCCGGCCTCCGCATCCTCGCGGCGCTTGGTCAGCCCCTCCACGTTCAGCTTGCCGGCGAGGGTGTCTTCCCAGGGCAGGCCCAGCACGGTGTTGTGGAAGGTCTGCATCAGGTCGGGGTCGCCCTTGCGCATCATCTCCAGCGCCTCCTGGTACTCCCGCACCAGCACGTCCCAGTCGGCTGCCGGTGAGTAGCTGTAGGCCGCCCAGATGTGGAAGCTCACCAGTCCCGGCACTTGGGAGACGGCCGTAGCCCGCCACTCACCCCGCTCCACCATCCAACGCTTTTTGCTGTGGGGGATCAGCTCGTGACAGTTCTGGCATTCGTACTTGCCGGCATCTTCGCCCTCCTTTCGCATCTGCTCCCACCGCAGCGTCTGGTGATCGCCGCAGAACGGGCAGGGCACATAGAACCGCCGCTGATCACCCTTCAGGAACCACTGCTCGGTCTTGCCGCCCACCTCCGCCTTGAAGATCGGCGTGCCGCCAATGGCAATCTTCCGGTCCCAGTAGTAGTCCGCCCGGTTCCGGCCCAGCTTGATCTGATCGCCCTCGCTGATCCGCTCGTAGGCGTCGGGCTCATCGAACAGCACCACCTTGCGCGACTTCCTGCGGAACGATCGGCCGCTGGCCGCGTTCACAATGTCGATCAGGCCGCCATTCGTGAGGATCTTCAGCAGGATGGTGTTGGTCGCCGTGTTCCTGGCCTTCGACTCCGACATCAGGCCCTGGAGCACAGGCGTGTCGTCAAACAGTGGCTTGATCTCTTCCTTGCTGTAACCCTCGGCGTCTTCCTTGACCGGCTGAACCACCATGATTTCGCATGGATCGTGGTGGCTGTAGTACTGAATGACCACGCCGTACATTTTCGTCCAGCCCACTCGGGCGGACTTCATGCAAGCCACCATCTCCACCTTGGGATCGGTGAAGCAGTCCAGGATTTCCCGCTGGTACGGCAGGGTGCGCCAGTTCTGTTTCTGCGCCGTGCTGCCGGTGAGCACCGCGTTCTGATCGGCGTACTCGCTGAGCTGCAGCTTGGGCGATGGTTTGAACCACCGCAGGATTTTGGCCTCCAGTTCGGCCACTGTGGCGCTGCTCATCGCTCGCCCTCCGCCGCCAGCTCGAAGAGGGCCTCGCGGAGCATGTCCTTGAGGATCTCCACCTCTTCCGGGTCTAGGTGGGGGATTCGCTGCTTGGCTGCGCTGGCGGTCGCCAGGATGCGGGACTTTACCCGGCCAATGGTGTTGGCCCAGGCCCGCTCCACATCCTCGCGCTCCAGCAGCTGGCCTTCCTTCTGCTTGCGCTCCAGCTCCAGCAGGTTGGCCTGCTCGAATGCCTTGCGCTGCTGGCTGATGGTGTAGGGCGGCAGCTCATCATCAGCCAGGGGCTCATCAGGCGGGCGCTGCGGTGGCGCGCTGGCGCGGGCGGTGTCATCGCGCACGCCGGGCTTGTCGCGCACCGCCTGGCGCTGATCGATGTTGGCCAGGTACTCATCCACCAGCAGGGCGGCCCGCACGCGCACCGGGGCGGTGCTGGCAGTGGAGCGCGGGAGCTTGCCTTGCTTGCAGAGCTTCTCCAGGTTCTGCCTGGTGCAGCTACGGCCGGTTTTGGCGCGGATCAGCTCGGAGCCCTTGCCAGCGCTCAGCAGTTGGTCGGTTGCAACCGTCATGCAACCAGACTATGGCTGCGGTTGCGGTTCTGGATATATAGAGCGGAGCTTCCAGGGCTGGGCAACCTTATTGCGAAAATGGTATCACCATAAGAATCGAGCGACGAGACGACCCATGCCAAGTCACCCCAGGGGGGACCCGCAGATCCCTTGCGCCGCAGTCGTTCTCATCAGATTCTCAATAAGCTCACCGTCCTGACTGGGCTGGAGTGGTCTTGTTGATTCTCAATAAGCAATCAACGATCTCAGCGCATCAGCGCGAGATCAACGGGCGGAGGCCAGCGCCCGCTCTAGCGAGCTGCGCAGATACGGACCAGCGACGCGGCTGATCGTGGTCTGGCCGATGGCCTCCATTGGAAATCGCGGGCGGTAGCGCGGCTCGCGGCTCACCTCAATGAAGTACGGGAACAGCTGCTCACGTGATCGGCGGTACACACCAGCGGGCCTACCTCCGCCCTTGGGTGTGCCGATGAAGAATCCCCCGCGGTCAGTGGTTGAGAGGCCACGGGCGATCTGAGCGAAGAGCGCTTTTTTGGGGTTGCCTTTGTCGTCCAGGGCCAGTCGGGTAGGCACCAGCTTCCCTCTGACCCTGCCCCTACTCAGCCCCCGGAAATAGCCCTCAAACCCTTTGGGGTAGCGCTGCCCGCCCCGTATCTGCGGGCCGAAGTAGGGCCTGTTGGCCTGGGCCCCCACCAGGACCGTGGGGTCCTGTTTGGTCCCCCGCTGCACCAGGAAGGCGGTCTCGGTGAACCGGGTGGGGTCGTCGAAATACTGCCGGGTTCCCTCTGCCAGCGCCTTGCGCACATCGAACCCAGTGCGGTTCAGGGCCTGGCTGATCGCGAACGGCATCTGCCCGCGCATCGTGCCCAGCCAGAGCAAAGCGCGGGGCAGGTCGGACTGAATGTCCAGGCGCAGATCAGCCACGTTCAGAACCGGATACCCACCCCCAGTCTGTCTGGGGCCTACCGAGATTCGAGCAGCTCCTCCAGCTCCATCCGCTTCAGGTCCAGGTCAGTGGGCAGATCCCAGGCCATCCACTCGTCGGGATCGTCGGCGCTGGTGATGGTGAGGCAGCCGACGGAATCCCAGCTCGACACCCAGTTCAGGATCAGCTCCTGCCACCAGGCCAGCCAGCTCACGTCACGGCTGAGCAGATGGGACGGCGAGGCGGCACGTTTCACCGGGTGGTCGGCAGTTGCCTCAGTCTGCGGTGCGCATGAAAAACCCCGCCGGCCAGGGCGGGGATGAACCACTCGGACGCCACGTCCAAGGGCAGGGTAGGGAGGTCCTGCAGGCGTTACGGGTGTTACGCCGGTGTAACAGCGACCGTAACACCCGAGATCGACCGGGCCACAGGCAGTCTCGGCCCTCTTGTTACGTTGTTACACCTCTATTAGAAGAGATAGAAGAAGAAGGGGAAAGGCCAAGGCGTAGCAGGGTGCATGCTTACAGCAAGGTGCTTTTCTCTATAGGGGGGTATCTACCCCCCAAATGACCGTAACGGCGTAACACCCGCTCCACGACTGCGATCTGAGCGTTACGCCTGGCGTTACTGTTACGCCTCGGAGCCTGGAATGGCCAATGAAACGGCCCTGCTGACACCAGCCATGCCCTTGAACCGCACGACGCCGGCTTTCTTCGCGCCAGGCAGCCTGGTGAGCACGGTGGCGTAACAGTCCATCCATGGCGTGCCGTCGAGGATGCGCCGCAGCGCCTTCGCCGTGTTGCTGATCACCAGTCGCTCGCCCTCGACCTTCACCCCGATGCGGCCAAGGTGCGACTCAGCCGCGCCGGGCCCGATCTCCATTGATGCGGCGCTGCCGCGGGCCAGCTCGACCAGCTCCCAGATGGTGCGGTTGTAGGCGCTGCCCCGATCGCCTTCCACCCTGATCTGATGCTGCAGGATGTGCTGCAGGCAGCGTTCCTCATCTGCCTCAGACTGCTCCTTGTAGGCCTCCCAGTCGTTGGCGTCGATCAACTGGTAGGCGTCTTCAATCGTGGCGGCCCTAGAGCTCATCAGCGACCACGCGCCGGCCAACAGCGTGCCGTACTGATCGCCCTGCCGCTGGCTGTCAAACCGCTCGGCCGCAGCCCTGCGGAAAACGGCGACCGAATCGCGGATGATCGGGATCTGGCGCACCATGCGGAGCATCAGGCGGTGGCCGGTTTCAGGGGTGCAGAGGCGGGTGATCTCAGCGTCCAGCGCTGACCAGTGAGCGATGCGCTGCTCCTTCGGCAGATAGGACGGATTGCGCAGGGTGAGCTGAGCGAAGCGCGACTGATCAGCGCCTTGCTTGAGGGCTGTGGAAATCGAGCACAGCAGGAACATCGATCGGATGGTGAAGCTCTGCGCAGTGCCATCGGCGCCGCCTTTGCCGATCACGCCGCGGCCGGCGCTGCTGGCGACCCGGGCAAGCGAGAGGATGTTTTGGATGCGCTGGCGGTCGGCCTTCTCGTTGGATTCGGCCTCATCGAACACGACGGGGACGGCATCGGAGCGGAGCTGCTGGCGGATGAATGCCTCGGTGGTGTTGCCCTCGGGGAACAGCGCCAGCGATTCGATCAGGGGGCCGATCAGGCGATCGAGGATGGCCGACTTGCCCGAGCCGGCCGATGCGGTCAGCCAGATGTGAGGGCGCCACTGGAGGGCGCCGCAGATCGGGGCCAGGGCGATCCATCCCGCCAGCAGCAGGCCCGATGCCGGCACCTCCCAGTGAAACCGCGAGGCGATGTCGATCAGCTCCATGCCCAGCTCATCGTTGAGCGGCTGCAGGTGCTCAGGCAGGTCGATCGATGCGAGGCGCTGGTAGTGGAACCGGGAGCTGGGGGCCTTGGTGATCGGGTGCTGAGTGCCATCGATCAGCAGGCGGTCCCCCAGGTGCAGGACCGACCTGCCAGCGTCCCACCAGGCGCCGCGGCCACGGATCCGGTCTGGGCTGAAGATCCCCACCCGGGCCTGTTCAGCGAACAGCGAGGATGCCGCGGCCAGCCAGTTCACGCCGGTCTTCGACGGGTAGAGCGCCTCCCAGTACCCCAGCTCAGCGAGCTGCACCAGGTTGGTGCCGGTGTGGCTGCCGCGTGCGATGGCCACCACCTGGCCGGTGCTGCGGGGCTGGTAGTAGAACACGCCCTCGTCGAATCCCAGGCAGGCGAACGGGCGGGAGGCCGGCAGGTCGGGTGCGGGCGCTGGCGGGGAGGGTGCGGGGGGTTCAGGCTCGGTGGGCGCCTCCACAGCCTTGGCGAACTTCCGCAGGGCGTTGATGGCCTGGCGCTGGGTCCAGTCGGTGGCATCGGCCAGGTCCCAACCATCGGGCGCAGATTCCGGCGGAGCAACGATGGCCACCGATGCGGCGATGGTGAGCAGCT